TTTTAAAAAATTCATTTGGTCGAACTTTTCATCTTTTAATCTATCGATAGTTTCAGAAATTTTTGTTTTCATTTCAAACTCTTGTTCAGTATCTAACATCCCTTTAAGTTTTGTGATTGTATTCTCACGTAAAGTTTCAAATTTAGTTTCAAGGGTCTTAGTATCTTCAGAGATTAATTGGAAAAATTCTTTTTTAGAATTTTCATCCAAGTTCTCAATATATCCTCTTAATGTTTGGTTGGCAATACTAACCATCGATTTAATTGGAATATTAATTGATTCTTTAACCGTTTCTTTTTTAGTAGTTAAAACTTTAATTATGTTCTTCTTAGCATTTACTCTTTCAAGTAAATTTAATTTGTTTGAATACGCCAATACATCTAAATCAGAATAATTATTTTTAATTGTTTCTGATAGACTTTTTGGTGATTTTATTGTTGGTAAAATTTTATGTAATAAACTAATCCCTTCTTCTAAAAATTCTTTAGCATCCTGTTCAGATAAACCTTGAGGCGTGCTTAATTGGTCATATAAAGCATAAGCCTTTGACATAGATTTATTGTTCAGAACATTATGTTTGAACTCTCTTAAAGATTTTTTGAAATCTTTCTCGTCACTATATGACTCAAGTAGATTTTTTTCGATTATGGATTTTAGGTTTCCGAAGGTCATTACGCTTAATTTTATTAAATAAATATTAGGAATTTAGTAACTTATCCAATTCTTTTGAAATTTCTCCTAAAGATTCTTGACCATGACCTAAATTAATCATTCGAGCCCCGTCAATTAGGTTATTCTCAACTAACATATTTAAGTTATTCATTCGTGATTCTGGTGTTATTTCAGCCTCACCTCCCGCCGGTGGTGGAGCTACCGTTTCCTCACCTGCCGGTGGTAGTTCTTCACCTCCACCTAAATCAGCAGTTTCAAAACCACCTCCACCAAATGATGGTGTGGGTTCTGATGTTTCAGATGATACTGCCGTGGTAGAACCTGATGTATTACCATAAAGTTTATCGATATTATCGAATAATCCTGTTTTAGTTATAACAGTTGCGGTCGCTTTAAGTTCTTCACCAACAGCTCTTTCAATTCTTTGTTGTTGTAAATCCAAACGAACTTCTTCATCTGACCATCCAAATATATGTTTTTTAGCCCATGTTGATGATGTTGCTTGAATACCATTTCCTGGGTCAGCAACTAAATCTTTGTATAATAAAACTTTTTCTTTCCAAACATCAATTTTTAATAAATCTGCCTGTGTTGAAGGATTTGATAACCCTAATGTAAAATTATCTAACTCATCTTCAAACCCAAGTAAAAATAAATGAACGATTGCAATTTTATTTAATTCCGCAATCATACTTTTTTGGATTCTATTAATAGTTCTTGCGAAACGAATATCTTGTAATGATAAATTTTTACCATCCCCAACTACTTCTTCAAATCCTAAGAACGCCTTAGGAACACGAAGAGCGGTCAATAATTTCTTTTGGATGTATTCAATATCCGCAATCTCAGAAAGGTTTGTTGCTCCCGGTAATGTTGTAATAGGGTCCGGTGCTGATGGGTCTCTAACAGGAATAAAATAATCTTGGTCAACCGCCATTTGATTAAACCTCATATCTACGTTACCCGTTTTATTATCCACTACTTGTTCTCTTTTGAATTTGTTTGCAACACGTTGTACATATGCCTCAACATCATCATCGTTCATATTACCTACGAATACTTTAAACATTCTTCTCTCAGGGGCTCTTGATGTACGATAAATCAACATCGCATCCTCTGATAACAATAATTGTTTCCATATACGTCTTGCTTTTTCTAACATAGATGTTCCGTAAGGAAGTTTTCTATCATCACCTAACAGTCTAAAGTGGCCAATCTCCCATGATTGAAATTCCATGTTTTTATTTTTCCAAGTAAAATGAAGTGACTTTTTATCTTTATCTATTTCATGAGTAATATCCGTAGAAATTTTTGCACTAACACCTACTTCATGACGTTCAATTTCAATTGTTGGTAATTGTTGTACTCCTACAATACCTTTCTCAGGGTCTAATTTTAAATAAATAAAATTATCACCATACTTACAAGTGTTTCTTGTCCACATCGGTAAGTTAGTATTAATATCAAGTGAGTTATTAAACAAATCAGCTAATACACCTTTTATTCTTTTTGATTCGGAATAAATTTGTAGAATAAAACCATCTTCATTCGTTGTTGTCGATTCTTCCGCATAGATATCTAACGCGGCAGAAATCTCAGGAGTATACTCCATTGACTCGTAATCGTATTGTGCAGATAACCTTGATGGTTCGTAATAGATTGCTTGGGAATATAAGTTATTCTCAACTTTCGCCCATTGATTTGTTAAGTAATAGGTTTGTTGTGCCTGTAACTTCTCTTTTTCGTATTCTTCCTTACTTTTGGTACGTAATAACTCCTTCTTATCAAACTTAAAAGTTGGATAATCTTGATTTAATAGAGAATTTGGCCCAAATGTTTGGGACAATCTCTGCCATACCGTCATATTATTTTGTTGTTCACTCATGATATAAATTTACTTGTTTCCTCAGTAATATAAATAGTATTACCCACCAAATAACCATCCATACTTTTGGTAATCATCTCTTGTCGCCCCTTGATTAATTGGGTGTTGTCTACCCATTTGAGGCACCATTGGGTTAAAAAACTCTGAAGAGTTCTTATTTTCGGTAACTGCCGTTGACCATGAATTTAACATCGCCCTTGTATGATTGGTAACTTTCTCCAATGATTGGAATGATTTTTCCGCGACATATATTGCCATTGCAATACTCATAATACAGTCATCGTGATGCATTTTTTGATGGTCAGGTCGTCCGTTAATATAAACAAATGTGTTCATTTCGTTATAAAGACGGTTTGAATAAATTCTAAATTTATGTCTCATCGCCTCCTCAAACGCAGCAATAATCTGAACCCTTTTTGAGTTAAAATTAATCCCCGGAATTTTTTCATTTATTTTTGGGTCATACTTCCATTTATTAGTTGTGTCAACACCATCAACATATAAACCACCTTGATAGTTCATTTCTTGTAATTTTCTTGCGGTTGAAACCCCCATACCACCTGTGATATCCACAACACAATAAGCATTATACATTGTGCCCCATTTGTACGCCACTTCGGCCAATACATCTGGTGGAATTTTCCCAACATATTCCAATACTTGTTCTCTAGTATCAAAATCAATAATTTCAATACTTGAAAAATCTTCAGAATCCCCACGAGATACATCACAACCCATAACATATTTATGCCCATTTACAGGTTCTTTCCATATCCATAATCCACCACCCATCATTTTTGCTTGCGGCTCTTTAACTTGGTTTTTGGCAATATCTTGCATTAATTCTGAGTCAAATACATTATCTCCGGAACCTAAAAAGTTACATTCTAACTCCTGAGCGACCTTACGTCTATCGTATTTTAATTTTTTAACCATCGCCTCAAACCATGAGGAACAAGGTTTGTATCCATCTTCAATATATTTGGTTACAATTGAATGGTCCCTTTCGAATGGATTAGACATTGATAAATCAATGATTACCTCATCGAGGTTATATTCCTCACGATTTAATAAAAAGTGAACTAAATCAGGTGTTTTAACCATATACAAATCTTTGGTATATCGAGGGTCACGATGCCAAAACATTTCAGTAATTTTGAAATCATTCATATTACGAAGAGCTTGGTCATAAATCTCATAGTAAATTGCGTCATAACCATTTGGGGTAGAAACCACAATTACTTTACCCCCTGTAGATAGGGACGCCATACACGCTGACCAAAAATCTCCGTCAGCCTCGATAAACGCCGCCTCATCAAAGATAAGAATGGTTGGGGTATAACCCCTTAACGCATCTCGAGATGTTGCAACGGCTTTAACCTCACATCCATTTGTTAGTTTGAAATGTCGTTGTGCATTTTTTTCGTTTGAAAAACCTACACCAACCCAACTAGGCCATTGTTCGGTAAAACTTCTAATCTTATTTGCCATCTCCATAGATGTATCCAATTTATTGGCAATAATTAGAATTTTTTCAGGCTTAGTTTTTTTGGCAAATACAAGTCGTTTTGATGCCCAAGCAGCAGTTACTGTTGAAACACCTGCCTGTCTATACTTAAGGGCGATGTTTTCATTGTAATTTTCATAATCCTCAATTAAAGAAACTTGGTCGGGGAATAAATCTAACGGTACATATTTTGATACCGTATTATCGTATGTCTGTAAATAAGTACGAAGTGCGTAGGGTGTATTCCTCATGCACTTCGTTACTTCAATTATTAATTGTTCTTTATTATTCAAAAGTCATTTTTGGTTATTTAGGTCTCGATATACCTAAACTACCCAAGAAATCATCTAATCCGTCGTCTTCGTCTTCATCAGAATCAATCCCTTCTTCTTCTTTGTAATCTTCAAACTCTTCTTTCATTTTGATTGCCTCTCTCATAATTTCATCAAATTTTGAGGTTGCTTTCGCCACTTTTGAAGAATCTTCAGAGATTGCGTTTCCGATAATTTCTAAAAACTCTTGGGCTTCAATTTGGTATAACAAAGTATGAAACCAGTTTATCAAACCTTTGTTTTCAGGTTCGTACATTTTATCAGGTAATGCAAACCTTATTCTTTCCACGATTTCCGGACCTATTCTTAACTGCATTGGTTCATTACTTAATGTATCAGTTTGTCCCATAACTCGTTGAGCCATCTCAGGGTCTTTAGGTAATCCATGTCTACCTTTAGCCTCTTCTAATCCTTTAATTATTTCATGACATAAAATTGGAAATATTAAACCAAAGGCTTTAATTACTGTATCCGGAGTTTCTTCTCCTTCTTCACCTTCTTCACCCTCTTCATCATTATTATCTAACTCAACTTTTCCCGCAATTCCTTGACCTGTTTGACTCATCATTTCAATCATTTGTTCCATACTGAAATATAAGAAATCATTGATTGCCATA